GCATCAGCTCTGCACAGGCCAGCATCGGATCGGTGATGAGCTTGATTGAAGAGCAAGGCGACAAACAGTCCGCTGCCTACAAGACGATGTTCAAGGTCCAGAAAGCACTAGCGATTGCGGAAGCCACAGTTAACACTGCTCGTGCTGTGTCCAACGCACTTGCTGCGCCATACCCGCCGCCCATCCCGCAAGCACTTGCTGCAGCTGCTGCTGTGGCCGGTGGTGCTGAGATTGCCGCGATCATGTCCACCACGATGGCAACAGGCCTAAAGGACGGGGGTCGTGTTACTGGTCCGGGCGGTCCGCGCGACGACAGGGCTGGCTTGTATGCATTGTCCAACGGGGAAATGGTTATCAACGCCGCTGCCACAGCTGCGAACCTGCCGCTGCTCATGGCGATCAACAAGGGCAACAGTATCCGCGGCATGCTTGCGGACGGTGGAATGATTAATAATGCCAAGCCATCGCTGCTAAGGTCGACGGGCGCGAGTGACGCCGCCAACGTGTCACGCACTAAGGCCCCAGCGCAATCTCAGGGCACCGCTGGATCGACCGAGCCCCCTAAAGTGAACGTCATCAACGTGCAGTCGAAGGAAGCAGCCTTGGCCGCGCTATCAACCGCTGAGGGCGCACAAGCTATCATCAATATGATGAGCGAGAACCGCCAATCCTTTAACTCCGCACTGGGGACCTGATAATGCCGCCCATCTATTGCAGTGAAGACACCACCGACCTGGATGGTGCTTTCGTCCAACCCATCATCGGGCCTATCCCGTCACAAAGCAATGAGGCCACGTTGGAGATTGATCTGCGTGGCCTTGCCGATTTAGTGGATGCGGGCTTGGTGTTCCTATCCGGTCAAATCTACGCCCAGACATTCTACTCCAACCAGGGTGCACAGAATGCCTACGAGAATGGGGAGATCGGTCCGCCTACAGTCTATGTAGCTATCAGCACCGCCACACTTGATCGCTACCGCAACGCCGTTGGTCAGCCCGATCCGCTAAGTGCAGCCAATAATACGGACACGCCCTTCTTCGGTGAAGCATCCTTCCCGTCTACAGCAATCCCGCCGGAGACTCGCTACCTTCGCATCCGCGGCACAATCCTTGATGGCTCTACCAACCAGGACATTACCTTCCGATCCAACTGGGCAACCTACACGTTAAGCTTCAACCAGCCTACGCCAACTGTCTATGAGCCTTACGAGCACATCGGGCCTTACCATGACAGCATCAAGGAGACATGGCGCTGGGTGACGAAGATCATGACCAACTACATCGGTGACGAGCAGCGCGTTCGACTAGCGCCCACCGCTCAGAAAACTGTTGAGGTTGTGCAGACGATCGACCTCACTGAAGCTCAGCGCTTGCGTCAGTACCTTGCGGAGAAACTGCCCAACCGGTCCGTCATCCCCTACCCGATGTATGGCACTATGCTCAAGCAGCCTGCCGCTGCGCTTGGGACACGCGTTTACTTCACGCGCGACAACTGCCAAATCTCCGAAGGCGACACAGTGTTGATCCGTAGCTTCAATGAGGACGCCGGGCCTGGTGTGGGTGCGGTTATTTCCCAGCTACTCTCCGACGGCGCTGAGCTTCAAGACCCGTTAGCTATTGCCTTCCCCAAAGGTTCGCTGATCTGCCCGGTCCGAGAAATCTTTGCAGAGAACCCGAAGTTCAAGATCAATACTGTTGCCGGCACCGCTACTGTTGCTGGCGAGGAAGTGCTTCGAGGTCGACCCCTGCTTCGGTCGTCAGTGCTGCCCAGCGTCATCACCGTTGACAACACACCCGTCCTGACCAACACGGTGCTTGCCGGCGCCGACCACACATTCCTGATGGACCTTGAAGACTACTCGACCGACTTCGGTGCGCGTGAACGGACAACCGCTTGGCCGAAGGCTCGTGTGGGTCGATCCCTTAGCCTCCGCGTAAACACCGGCGGCGACCAGACACAGTTCGACCTGATGATGGCGTTCCTTGAGGAGATAGCCGGTTCCCACAAGTCATTCCTGCTGCCACGTCGCCATGAGCGTTTATTCTTTAATGGCGCCCAGACTTCCAGCCTGTCAACGCTTATCTCGCTATCCGGCCGTCGTTACTTCGACCTGTTCAAGAATGACGATACTACTCAGCACCTCGAGTTTGTTCGGACTAATGGGACTCGCTCTTATCACAAGGTTACTAACTCTCGGCTTAATTCCAACATCGACCTGCTGAGTGTCTCGCCGGGTATTGAGACCAGCGTCCCAACCTCCAACTTCTCCGCCATCCATATCTGTGATCGTGTCCGTATGGCTAACGATACCGTCTCTGTTGACCATTTGAACAATAGGTCTATAATCAGCTTCTCAGTAATAGGGGTAAACGCATGACCTACGAAAGTACCGAGCTTTCCGTTCAAGGCTCACACGTCGCCGAGTTGTATACCTTCGAAGGTACGCTCGGCGCTTTCCGTTATACAAGCTATGCTTGTGACTACGAGTTCGAAGGTGAAATCTTTCGAAGGCTACCTGGCTTAACACGTAAATCCATGGACCTGGCCACCGTTGCCGGGTCTTCGTCTGGCGAGCTTGAGGTAGCCCTGCCGTTCACCACGGACGTCGCTCGTCGGTATGCCTTCAGCGATGTACCGCCCACGCTTAACTTTAAACTTCAGCGCGTCCATGTAGATACGGACAATTCGAAGACGCTTTGGACTGGCGCTGGTGGTGTGTGGACAGTAAAGGGTCGGACTGCTACACTCAAAATCCCCAGCTCTTTCGCTACAGCAATGGAGACAACGTTTCCGGCTCGCCGCTGGCAAGGCCCGTGTAACCACCTGCTCTATGATGGCCGATGCGGTGTGAGCCGCGCCGCCAACTCGCAGGATACCACGATCACCGCAATCCGCAATACCCAGATCGAGGTTGCGGGTTATGGCCTTGGCGACAACGAGTGTGTAGGCGGCGAGATCATCAATAACGACACGGGTGAACGTCGGACCATTCGATCCCACAAGGACTTGGCCTTCCGGGTTAAGCTGCCCTTTGCTGTGGCTGAGGTTGGCCAGTCGATCACGATCTGCCGCGGATGCAATCACTCTGCTGCTCAATGTAAAGCGCGGTTTGATAACATCGACCGTTTTGGTGGGATGAACCTTGTGCCATCGCTTAACCCCTTCGGGAGTACCCTACGATGATCCTGAACTTCCTGCTGATTGCCTTCGGCGCAGCACTGATCTTCTCATTCCTTTTACCTAAGCCTCAGATCGAAGATGCTCGTAAAGGTGAGTTTGAAGACGATGGCTTTCCGAAGGCAACTGAAAACTCGCCCATCCCCTACGTCATCGGCAAGACAACGCTCGAGTCACCCAACACGCTATACGTTGCCGGCTTCTACGCCACAAAGCAAACCCAGAAAGTCAAGACGGGCTTGTTCAGCAGCAAAAGAGTCACAACGGGCTACAAGTACTATATGTCCCTTGACCTTGGCCTGTGCCTTGGCGGTGGGACTGGCGTGACGCTGCATGAGATTTGGATTGACGGCGAGAAGGTTTGGTCGGGCACTCGCGGCGGTAATAACTCCGCGCTGATCGACATTAACAAGCCCGACCTATTCGGCGGCAAAGACCAAGGCGGCGGCTTTATCGGCAAGGCGCGTTTCTACTCAGGCCGATTTGACCAGGGCGTCAATCAGCATATGGCTGACCTTGAAGCCCGCGGCGGCATCAGTGAATATGAGGAGGGCGACGGTGGCGGTTCATTCTTCCACCGGGCATTTGACCGGCTCACCGACCTACTCAGCTCCGGTCAGCTTACGGGTGGCTCAGGTTCTGGTCTTATCTCTGCCTATAAAGGTGTCTCCCACATTGTCTTTGAGCGGGTGTATATTGGGGAGCAGCCACAGCTACGAGCGATGAAGTTCGTGGTGTCACGCTTCACCGATGATCTCGACTGTAATACGCCCAAGCTAGATAGCGACCGCTCGGTGAACGTAGCTGAAGCGATCTACTCGGCAATGACCGACACTTGGTCTGGTATGGGCATTGACGTAGAGCTCATTGATGCCGACAACTTCAAGGAAGCCTCCAATATCTATGCTTCCGAAGGTAACGGTGCGGCCGGCGCGGTATATAATGAAATGACCGGCAGCAGCTTTGTCCAGGAAATGCTGCGACAGACCGACTCGGTGATGACCATTAATCCCGAGACCAACAAGATGACGTTGGTGCCACTGCGCGGCGGCTATGTAGTGAACGAGCTGCCGATCTATAATGAGCAGTCCATCGTCAGCGTTGAAAACTTCAGCCAGACGCTTTGGAGTGAGCTCGTATCCCAGGTGAAGATCGGTTTCAAAAGCCAGTCTAATAACTACCAAGACTCGACCGCTGTTGACCAGGACTTGGCTGTGGCGGGCATCACTGGCAAACTCAAAACCTCCTCTCTGACCATGCCCTTTGTGAAAAGCCCAACGCTTGCGCAAAAGATTGCGGGGCGTGAGCTTAATCAGCTGTCAAAGCCTGCCGCCGTCGCAACGTTGATCTTTAACCGCGCGGGCTTTAAGCTTCAGCCGGGTGATGTATTCCGATGGTACTGGCTTGAGTATGGTATCCAGGCAATGGTCATGCGCGTGAAGCGTGTCCAGAATGGCGACGACAGCTCACCAACAATTCGTGTGGAGGTAGTCCGTGATCCTTACGGCGATGCCTACACCACCTTTGTCGAGCCGCCGGCGTCCACCAGTAACATCGTCATACCGCAGCCCGTTCCCGTCACCGATCAGGTTACCTTGGACCTTCACCGCTTTATGGCTAAGGAAGCTGAGCTAGAATTGCCCGTGTTTGGGGTGGAGCTATTCTCATACCTGATGATGGTACCCGCTTGGACGTCGGCGCTTAACGATAGCGTCTATGCGATGGTGGGTCTGGAGGATGCCTACGAAGCCCAAGGATTTGGTAACATCGGCCGCCTTGTTGATGACCTCGATGAGATGGACGGCTTTGCGGATGGTGTCATACCCACGATGACTGTGACGCTGCTTGACCTCAACGACGACATGTATCCAACCGCTGGGTCAACGGGCGTCCGCAATGGCAAGAACCTCATCACTATCGGCGGTGAGATACTTGCCTTCGAAAGCTTCGTGCTGACCACCGGCAACACGTTCATCCTGTCCAACGTTCGTCGCGCATTGCTCAGCACTAACTCCGTCACTGCACCCGCAGGCTCGGCGATGCTGTTCCTTAACAATTACGGCTTTGTCTCGGAAGACCTCTACTCGGGCGATGACAGCCCAGTCAATGTCCGCTACATCACGTCCTATGGTACCCACACCTTGGAAGTCTCGGATGCACCCGCAGTGTCCGTTCCCATTCAGGGTGCGATCTTCCGACCTGATGCGCCAGACTACATCGAGATTGCATCCAGCCGCATCGTTCCCGATCAAGAGGATGGCAGCGAGATCACCATCACGTGGCGCGCACGGAATGCTGACAAGTCCACGCTGCAGTTGGTGAATGACGCCGCAGAGACTATGCCGGGCATGACGTTCGTCCTTGTTGCTGTGGAACTCGGTACTAATGCCGTTCTTCACACCTCCGCAAGCATGTCCACCTCGACCTACACGTTCACGCTGCCAACTGGCTATACCGGCAGCATCATCGAAGTCCGCGTGTGGTCCTATAATGCCGATGGGCTTCAGAGCTTGACTTACGACCGCAATCGCTTTAGCATCATACGTGGCCCTTCCCTAATGCTTGAGGGTGTTGATGAAGAAGCTAACGCTTACGATGGTCTTGTCCTACTTGACGGTACCCCGCAGAATAACGGAATTAGTGTCATCAGCCTTGAAGGCGATGAAGGATAACTTGGAGAGATCAAATGGCCGATAAGAAAACAACAGAACTAACCGCTGCTGGCACGCTGTCCGGCACCAACGTCATCTACGTCGTCAAGGATGGTAATAGCCGCAAGACCACCTTGGCTGATATCTGGTCGGGTGGCAAGCCCACCGCCGAAGAGGTCGAGACATTGCTTGATGCCTATTATGGCAATGAGACATGGCGCACCCCCGGCGATACCGCACTAACTGCCGGCGAGATTGAAACGCTGCTTGACACCTACTATGGCAGCACTGACTGGCGAACAGGCGGGGGTGGTGGTGGCACAGGCGGCACCTTCATCGCTGCTGGCGTGTTCTATGGCGCGCAGCTGAAGATTACGGCCCACCCCGCTAACACTGCCTCCGCATGGACCGCCATACCTTTTGCTGTGCCTGGCTCTGACCCCTATGGATTTGCCGGCACCGCGGGGCGTCTCACAATTCCAACGGGCGTAACCCGTGTCCGTCTCACCGCCAACATTCGCGGCACCGCAGATACTAGCGATCAGCAATGGAAAATCTTCAAGAACGGCATTGAGATACCAACTGAGGATGGCGGCTTCTCACTGGAGCAACCAACAGGTGACTACGCTAATGGCGGTGTGTCGGGTTCGGCAATCCTGCCCTGTGTGGCTACTGACTACTTTGAGCTGAAATACTTTACTAGCATCGGCGGAACACCCTACGACGTTAACTTTACAGTTGAGGCCCTTACTCACTCCTTAGCCACACCGGTACCATCGCCGGCCATCGTTGACAAGACCGCCAGCTATTCGATTGCTGACGCGGACCTTACCGGCAACGTGACGCAAACTGCGAACAGCACTTCGGCCATTGTTGTCACCGTGCCGCCGGGCTTGGTTAAGCTTGAGCCTATAACGATCATCCGTAAGAACACGGGTGCTGTCACCTTTGCAGCGGGTGCTGGCGTGTCGATCCTTTCCGCTGACGCTCGCCTCTCTCTGCGGTCACGTTACTCGAGCGGCACGTTAGTCCCCGCTGGCAGCGACGTTTATTACCTTGTGGGTGACCTGGTATGAGAAGCTTACTCCTATCCTCCGTAGCATCGTCACTCCTTCAGGTGGTGACTGCTGTAGTCTCACCCCACCGCTACTGGCGTGTGCTTGTTGTGGAGACCCACCAGGTCGATGATGAGATTGCCGGTGGTCAGCTCTATATGTATGACACTATAAGCACAACGGCACCCGACCTCACTACAGGGGGGACCCCGATCTGGGGTTCCAGCAACAGTGCAAGCGATAACGGCACCTTTATGTTTGATGGTGACGAACTTACTAAGTGGTTTGCTCGTCCCACCGATGCCTCCACCCGTTGGGTTGGCTATGACTTTGGCGCGGGCAATGCTAAGGCCATTATTGAGTTTGAGTGGGTGAATGCTCAGAATGCGGGTGATCTTCATACCCCCAAGGTCTTGACACTTCAGTGGTCGGATAACGGCACAACATGGACAACCAGCTTCACTCAAAGCGACATCGTGTGGGACCCCGACAATATCCGCCTTCGCGTCAATGCGGGGAATGTCTATCGACCCTTCGTTGATCCAGCGAACAAGCGGTACTGGCGTATTCTGATGAGCCGGACAACGTCCGTTGACGGTTCATGGATTGCGAGTTATGCGGCACTGCAGTCCGCACCGGGGGGTGCTCAGCTGATGATCGACTCCGCTAAGATGATAAAGCGGACGGCGAATGACGTGTCCCCGCTCTTGGTGAATGATGACGTCACCGTGGGCCTGGGCCCTATCAGCCGCATCTTTCCTCTTGCCTATGTTGGTTATGACTTTGGTGTAGGTGCCAACGTGTCCATCAATGCCATCACCCTAGGAAAGGATGGTTCCGGTTCATCACAGTACTGGTACGCGC